TCAACCAGAAACTGCTTTTTCCCATTGCGAGTCACACCTGGCATCCTGGACAACCTGGAAGGATTCCTGTTCTGGTTATCCACTTTCAGGCCATTCTTTTCACACACTTTATACAGATAATCAACACGGCTTCGATATTCCTTGTAATCCGATGCATCTACACGCACAACGGCATGCAAGCTCTTGCCTCCACTATGGACTAGACATGCTACTGGCAACTCCAGTTCTCTGATGATCGCATTCTGTTTCTCAATCTCCATCGTATCTGATTCCACAAGTGCATATTTAAACTCCGTGACATTCTCATTTTTACAGTCCTTGCCATCCAATGGATTAAAACGGATCCATGCCCCTGCTTTCGGATTATAGTCTCCAAGCACTGAACCAATATCATTCCCACACTTACTCAATTGTTGGATCAACTGCCCTGCAGTTCTATCCCAGCAGCCTTTTGACGGCAGGAATCTGCCGTCCCTTTCGTAGGTCCGGGTCACATAGCCAACTCTCTCAGATGCTTCAAACAATATCTCCAGATACTTGATCAACTGCTTTGCGGGATTCCATTTATCAGGCTCATGCACTTCTTTTTCTTCCACCCAGTTCTTGTCTACAACCCTATAATCCTCTGCGCTGATCTCATCATCCCAATCTAACTCATGCCCTCCATGGGCAGGCTTCCACCCCCGGTCAAGTGCCATCTGTACGATCGTTCCCGCGGTGACCGGAGATGCATTTCCCTGAAAACTCCGCCATTTCTTCTCACACTCCTGCGCATGGTACCTGCCCATATCCCTGCGGCTCCAGGCATCCCAGACAGACACAGGATATCCTTCATGCTTTAATGCCATTCCAATATTCACCCATTCCTGGTAATCACATCCGGAAGGATCTATATGCTCAATGATTTCCGTTAAGTCTGTCTTCCGCTCCATACATATTTACGCTCCTATATATTCCTGCGGATTGATGTCACGAGGCACACACCATCCATTCCCCGCAATCCGGTCTATCAGATTTTTTGCAGTCTCAAACTGCCACGTTCCCACATGTTGAAATCCTTTTTCCTCCAGAAAACGGATCTGTTTTGGTGTTGTCAATCCTTCCTGCCGCCGTTTATCCAGACGATCCAATAGCTTGGATGCCTTACCGGCATTATCAATCTGATCCGGAAGGATCCCCAACTTCTCAAGAGTACTTTTCTGTTTGTCAGACGGCGGCGCCATCTCCCAGCCAAATGCCGGGACATATCCTGCAAGATCCTCTGCCTGGATGCTCATCTCAAATTGAAGCGGATCCACAAGTTTTTTCTTTCTCCGCTTCATCTCCGCCAGCTGTTTTGCCAGCGCCTCTTCCCTCTGTGCTACAACATCCTCTGCTGCATATTGTTCTGCCTCTTCGATATCTATTGGACATCCAGCCTCTTCCAGATCCTCTGTCATCTTCCGGGCAACATCCTCACTCTCACAGATCAGGTGTGCCGGATGACACAGCTCATGGCGCTCCGTATGCCACAGGAAGTCTAACAGTAATAAATGATCCTTTCCTGGCGCTAACCTGGTTCCCCGTCCTACCATCTGGCAGTAAAGGCTCCTGACCTTTGTCGGTCGGAGAACAACAACACAATCCACAGATGGGCAGTCCCACCCCTCTGTTAGCAGCATAGAGTTGCACAGCACATTGTATCGATCTTCTTCAAAATCTTTCAGGATCTCTGCCCTGTCTTGGCTGTCCCCGTTCACCTCGGCAGCACAGAACCCATTTTCATTCAGGATATCCCTGAACTTCTGGCTTGTCTTTACAAGCGGAAGGAACACGACCGTCTTCCTGTCCCTGCAGTACTCCTTCATCTCTTCCGCAATCATGTGCAGGTACGGATCCAGGGCTGTACCCAGATCCCCTGCTTTAAAGTCACCCGACTGCATCCCAACGCCTGTAAGATCCACTTTAAGCGGGATTGTAACTGCCTTGATCGGTGATAGGTATCCTTCCTTAATGGCTTTTGGCAGCGCATACTCATAAGCCAGGTTTTCAAACACACTGCCCAAATTTCTCAGATCCCCCCTGTCCGGGGTTGCCGTAACACCAAGTACCTTGGCCTCTGAAAAATGCTGCAGCACCTTCTGATAACTGTCAGAGATACAGTGATGTGCTTCATCAATGATAATCGTATCAAAATAATCTTCCGGAAACTGTATCAACCGCTTCTCCCGCATCATGGTCTGTACCGAACCGACCACGACACGGAACCAGCTACCAAGACAGGTTTCTTCTGCCTTCTCCGTTGCACAGCCAAGCCCGGTTGACCGTGCGATCTTATCCGCTGCCTGCTCCAGGAGTTCGCTCCGGTGTGCCAGGATCAATACCCGGTCTCCATTCCTGACACATTCTTCTGTTACTTTAGCAAATACAATCGTCTTTCCGCATCCGGTAGGCAGCACAAGAAGAGTTTTCTTGGTTCCCTTCCCCCAGCTTTCAAAAATGGCTTCTTTCGCTTCTCTCTGATATGGTCTGAGCTCCATTAGAACTCACCTGCCTTAAACTGTTTTTTAGGCTTCGGCAAAAACTTCTTAACATGATTATACTTTTTATTTGGATCATTCTTATCTGGTCGCACCTCAATGGTTGCCCTTCCTGTAGACTGCGGCACCATCTGCCAATTCATTTTTACCCTGCCTTCCTTTTCTTCTGCACCAATTGACAGAAAGAATTCTGCAAGTTTCCACTGCATCTTATCATAGAGCAAAAGACTTTCATTCATAACAGTTGTTCCTTCCTGAGCATCTATACGGATCTTTAATAATGCCCGGTTACATGGCGGTACTTTGTCGCTGCCTTCATATCTGCTTCTTTCAAAGCTTTCCACGGTAAAATCATAATCTCCTGCCGGGAGAAGAGTATACTCACTTCCTTTTTCTACTTCTTCATCCCAGTCAATCTCTTTTCCTCTATAATCTTCACTCATACATCTATTCTCCTTCTCTAATCAAATGGAATCTCCTGTTTACTCCTTATCTCATTGATCACTGCCATTACCTTTGGCCATGCCGCGATCAGGCAACCGTCAATAAATTCATCCGGAAGGTTTTGGAACGGTGTACTGCGGGGAAAGAACCCACGCTGATACACAGCTTCCAGCAATTCCTCTTCCGACACCAGATTAACATACATTAGATCTTGCAGCGCCTTCGGTATATAATCATTCAGACGGAACACCTCGCTACGGGACATATCAGCTTCCGGTTTTGCTCCTTTCTTCTCCGGTTTCTCTTCCTTTTGTCCCTTCTTCCCTTCCTGGAGCTTTTCTCCAGTATTAAAATCTATCTCTTCATCTACATCTGCTTCCGGAAGGCTCATGAAATCCGGTAAGGAATTTTCTGCTTTCTTTTCTTCCCGGCTGGTATGTTCCTTCTTTCTCGTAACTGAGGATTCTATAATATGGCGGATTACCTCGTACTCAAACTCACATTCATCCGGGAGCCCATAGCGGTTCTTTGCGTCCCAGCATGGATGATGAGATGTATACATAATCCGCTTTCCACCCTGGGCCTTATGCTTCTTCCCCTTATCATCCACTGCAACCGAATAAGTCTTATAATTGACGAACAACAACATATCCGCCCATTCTTTCACTAACGGCGCTGTCTGGGAAGAAGTTTTTTTACCTAACTTCAATTCCCATCGGTCATATGCCCCCATCTCATCCGGCTGCTCAAACTTTTTAATATGGGCATGCGCTGTCAGCACTACATTGATCCCCGCTTCCACAAGATCCTCCAGCTTATTCAGAAACCGTCCAAACTCTTCTTTTGTATATACATAGCCGGTTCCATAGCCAAAACTCTCAATGCCATCCTTATGGTGTTTATCACAAATATGCTCCACACAAAGCTGCTCTGCCCAGTCAACCGTATCAATAACCAAAGATCCACATATACCCGGATTATCTTTTACATACTGGATCTCCTGCAATAGATATTCCCAGCTGCTCGGACGCGGCAGCCTTGCCACGTCCATATCCTTCGTGCTTCCTTCCGTATCAATAAATACTGCATTGGGAAACCTGGAAGCAAACGTTGATTTCCCAATACCCTCAGGGCCGTAGCACACAACCTTCTTAGCGCTCTTGACCTTCCCTCTTGTTATCTCCATTAAAATTCACCCACTTTCCATGAAGGCGTTTTCTTCATCTCGTGCATATCTTCTTCCAGAATTTCCTGTCCCTTCACATAACCGTCCTCTATGATGATGCTACATTCATCACCTACGCTCACCCTGGTAGCGATCGCCTGCAGCCCTTCCTGATGGAGCCACTGGCCAAATTCATTCAAAGTCTGCATATCCATCTGTTCCAGCTTATCCAGAAGGACGAAACCGCACTTCGGGTTCAGTTTTCGGACAATTGCTGTAGACACCTTCAACCGGTCCGATCCGGACATGTTATCCCACAACTGCCCTCTGTAAACCAGTTCCCCATCCTTCACTGACAATTCCGGAAGCGGCAGATCTGCCGTCTGCAGCAGATCTGTCTTTGCCTTTCGTGTATCTTCAATCTGCCTGGTAAGGGCTGCATACTGATCCTTATACTGTCTTGCATCATCTTCTGCCTTATCCTTGTCCAGATTCGCCCGTACCTTCCGATTGATCTCCTCAATGTCTGCAATATTCGCTTCCAATTCGGCAGTCGATTCATCTTGCAACTGAAGAACTGTTTTCATTGCAATCTCTTCATCAGAAACCGCTTGATCATACTCCAGTTTTAATTTATCCTTACGCACCTGTAGTTCCGCAATCTGGTCATCAATGCGGTTCAGGTCATCAAAAATCCTGTGCTTACCAGCTGTAATCTCATTCAATCGGTCTCTTTTCCTCTGGTTCTCCCCGTTTCTGGCAAGAATCTCCTGCTGTTTCCGGATTAATTCTGACGGAGATACCACTTCTCTTGGTGCATCCGGATAATAAATCTGCTCATCTGCAAACTTCTTTTTCTGGTCTGCAATCTGTCCAATCGCATGCCGATGACTGAAAAGCTCCTTTTCATTCTTCTCCAAATCTGCAAGCTGTTCCCCTACCCCGATGATCCTAAGAAGAGTCTGTGCCTTTTCCTTTCCAGAACTCTCCATAAATCTAGGCAAATCCAACGCCAACTGCTCTACGAATTCATTCAAAAGCTGCTGTCCACTCTTGTTTCCATTCGGATCTGTCACCTTCAGGCTGCTGTTTTTTCCCTTCCTTTCCACCACCAGTCCATTACTCATTACAATACGCAGGTTCGGCGGTATCGCAGACCCCTCACGCATTGCTTGGGATGGGCGATATTTCTCCCCGCCTAATGCCCATGCAATAGAATCCAGAACCGAAGTCTTTCCCTGATTGTTATTACCACCGACAATCGTCAGCCCATCTCTTGATGGCTCTATCTTCACCGCCTTGATCCGCTTGACATTCTCAATCTCTAGCTTATTGATCTTAATACTTTCCATACTGCTCTGTTCCTCCTAAAATTTATTCATCACTTTCCTACCTGTGACAATCTCAAAAAAACGTTACCAGCAGATTCCCGTTCGTTGTTCTCTGCAGCGACAGATACTTCTCCACGGCTTCCAGATATCCGGATGTCAATACAATCGAGAACGCATGCCGGATCGCCCTTTCTACTCTTGATGGTGTGGTTCCGTTCATTTCTGCTATCTTGTAATACAAAGCCGTAAGCTTTAACCGCCATGCCCTGTCTTCCTCAAACAAGACCATAGCATCTGTAATATACTGGAAGCCCTTGACATTTGCCGGCATTCCCATCTCTATCAGTGCATTCACCGCTTTATTTTTCATTTGACGTCTTCCTCCTTTTCCGCTATAATAGCGGTAGTTACTCATTGGAGCGCTTAAGGTTGTCGCCTTTTACAAGCGCTCTTTTTTGTTATCCTGCGGAAAAACATGC